CTGCCGACCGATCGCCTGTATTGGTTGCTGCCGACTGTTCGCCTGTATTGGACACCTTGGCAGCATCCCAATCAACTTTACCTTTTATCCACTCAACGGCTTTTTTTACCATTTCCGGTAAGTTAATTTCGGTTTCGATCGTGATTTTTGCAGATGCAATTTTTGTATCATCACTATCTTTTGATGTTCCGCCGCTCATTTTAACTACAGCAAATTTACTTTCCGCTGGACTGTAATATCTAAGCACATCAAGAGGGTATTCGCAGGCGTGAAATCCACTCTCACAAGCCTTAACATCACCTTTATGCTCATACATTTTGCCTATCTCATACTGATAACCTCGACAAGTCCAGTCTTGATTAAACCCTTTATAAGCTATAATTTCTTTGTTTTCTTCGGCCATATTTTTATTTCTCAAATTTGTATAATAAAAAAGCCACTTATTTAGCGGCTTTCGTTTGTTCTTCATTATCTTGCGGCACGTTCGGGATTTGCTCCCATGGCTCTTTAATTGACGATTTATTCCATAGCGTTCCATCATCACATAATGCGGTTAATGACCAGAAGCAACCATGATAAGGTGTTTCTGGCGTAACGCTTTCACTGATTTGGATAATTTTTCTTGCCATAATAATTCTCCCTAAAACGGAATATCATCATTAAACCCATCTTGTTCAGCTGCGGCACTTAATGGATCGGGTTTTTCTTTGTCTTTGGTTGGCTGTTGTGTTTCACTGCTTGCCTTGCTGTCTAGCATTTCAAACGATTGTGTCGCTACTTTAAGTGCTGTGCGGTTATTGCCGTTTTGGTCTTGCCAGCTTTCCTGTACTAGTTTTCCTGTTACGCAGATTTTTGAGCCTTTTTGCAGATATTGTCTTGCTACATCAGCTGAGTTGCCGTGTACCACAATGGGTATCCAATGCGTACGTTTAACTGTATTACCTTGTTTATCTCGGTAATCATCACCGATAGCAAGATTAAATGTGGCAATTTGCCCGCCATTTTGGAATTGGCGGATTTCTGGGTCACTGCCTAAATGACCGACTAATATCACGGTGTTGGTATTACGTGCCATTAGCTCATCTCCTGTATGAGTTGTTGATAATATTCTTGAGCAATTTCTACTCGCTCTTTGATTTTCTCTATGATTTTCTCATCACGCTTAATTGTGACGGTGGTGATACGTTTTTCTTGAGGGATTTGCTCAACCAAGTCGATGTATCTGTTTGGGTCGTCATAGCTTGATAATTGGTCGTAAGGGGTAGGGAGGAGGACAAAATCAATTTGCGCTTCATCACAATCCCATAGCCACATATAGCCTTGCATTTGTATGTCATATCCAGCTTTTTTGGCTTTTTCTTCCGCCTCATCTGCAAAAAAAGGGTGCGAGCCAATATCCCAAGGGCACTTGGTGTCGATGATTAATTTTCGACTTGGCACATAAATGTCGCACTCGCCTGTAATCCAATCGTTTTCACGTCTTTCCGTGTTCTTTTTAAGTGGTAAACCACGCTTACGACCGCTTAACTTAATAGCTTGTTCTTCAAGAGCGATGCCTTTCTCGGTGTATTTATTGCCTTCGAAATCTTGATAACCAAAGAGATCGAATTTAACGATTTTTCGCACCGCACTTTTAGCGGTAGCAGATATTCCGTTACCGCTTTTAGGCTTTACCATTAAATCAGCCAAGCTAGAGCATCTAGCTTTGAGTTGGTACATTTTATTTTTCCTCTATTGTTAAAGTTGTTTCTAGGTGACAAATTTTGCCGTCACAGTCTTGATTAAGATTTAGGACATGCGCCATATACACCACAAATGCACACACGAGCGTAATGATTAATTTGTTCATTTTCTGTTCCTTTTGTCGGATTTTAGCGCCGCAGGCTTAAAAAAGTGCGGTCGGATTTTGTGGTGTTTTAGAGAATATCTAGTTGAAAGCCTGTTGCTTTAGGGTTGTAGGCTCTAAGATATTTTAATACGCGCCAGTTATTGCCTTGCTCGCATTCAAATTGCTCTGTAATGCGTGTCAATACGTTATGGGCCTGACGGAGAGTACTGCGATATTCGTAAGCCACGCCATAAACGGAAGCAGCATAGTGCGAGCCAATTTGTTTTAATGCTGGGTGAAGTACTTGGCAAAGTTCCATGCCACGCAATAAAGCAAACCATGCCCAAACGAGCTGTTGTAGGTCATGCTCTGTAAATTCACGGGTGAATTTCTTTTCGGGTTCTGGCAGTGCAAGTTGTTGTGGTTGGTTGCGGTGCATTTCTAAAAACGCACGTAATACGATCAAGTGGAATTTTGGAGAAATCCACATTGCGTAGCTTAAAACAAGTTCTTCACAGACGTATGTGCCGCCTTGTGAACCGCGATAAACTTTCACGGCTTGCGTTTGTCCGTCGCTTCCGATTTCTGCGATGAGTTCTTGAGTTGTATCAAGGCGAAGAAAATTTGATGGTTGGTGTTTTCTTAATTCGCCATTAGCTTGATGCACTAAATTTAAGTTGTATAGGTTGTCGATTTGGAGAATTTGTTTTTCAAGAATGGTTAATTGATTTGACATTTTTATGCCTCTGGTATTTTAGTTAGTCATTCGATCAACCTTAGTAGGGTTGATCGGGCTTCAACTACCGATACCAGTCGGTGGAACTTATTCAGATGTGTTGTATATCGTTCTCTCGACCCGATCTTTGAAATCCTCAGATGTGAGGATTTAGGATTTCCACTTCTCAGATATGAGAACTGGGAATTTTAGGCATAAAAAAACCGCTATGCTGTCGGGTGCGGATTGCCTCTGGTATTTAGTAGTGCGGTAATCATAATCCGAGAGTAGGGGCGGTGTCAATGACTATTCTGCTTTCTGATTTTCTAGCTCTTCAAGTTCCGTTAATTGCTCTTGACTAAACTCATAAGCCCCACTATCGCAAAGTTCTTGTAGAGTAGTTTCGCCGTTGGCAATGCTTTGTTTGCATTGCTCGAATGTATTGCTATCTACGCTTGAATTTATAATTGGCTTTTCAGGTTCAAAATCGAACCAGTCTTTAGGGTGTGACATACCGTCTCTTAACGATTGATAAATGGTTCTTAATTGGACGACTTGGGCAGGGCGCAATGATTCAAATTTACATTGATAACGCTTTCCAATCATGTCCTGCGTTACTCCAAAGTTATCAAAGAAAATACCAGCCATTTTCTTTAATCCTTCTGGGGAAACATCTTCATTTGCTTTCAATGTAACTGAGCATTGTTCAACTGCAGCCTCTATTACATCGCCAGGGATAACCCCTAAAATACAAGCTCTTAATCGTCTAGCGCCGTTATTTGCTACTACTTCATATATATCTCTAGGGTCTGTAAGAATTTGTTTTCCTTTTTTTGTATATCTAACGTGTGGTACTTGAAAGACCTTAACTTGTCTTGTATTTGTTTGAATATCCCAAGCAAAAGCCTCAACAGTACTTTCTCCATTAGATTGACTTAATTCTCTGATACCGAATTGAATATTTCCCCATTCTTGTGCCAATGTCTCAGCTAGTCGGATTGATGGGCCTTCTACTGATTGTCCTCCTCTAGGGTAGGAGTAAACCGCACTTTGAGCCAAAGTCTTTCTTGTACAAGATTTTAAAATTCGGTCCATTGCATCAATTGGATCGCGCGGGAATCGTTTCGCAATAACCATCATTGCCTGCACTTCTTGGCTTTCTCTCGCCGATTGAGTATCAATCATCCCATTGTGTTGTTCATTTTCTTTTATTTCTGTAGAGAAAATGTTTGCTATTTCCGCCATATCTCATCTCCATTAATCTGGGTCATAATCATTGATTCTTGCGTGCAATTCACGCTCGGCAATTTTCTTAATCGCCTCTTGTCTATAAGGCTCATAACTTGCACCACTACCAATGGCAAGCCAGAAATTATCGTTATCACACAACATTTCCGTGAGTTCGTGATAATGCGTTTGATCGCCTTGTTTTAAATCATTGTCGATTTCAGTAGCGACTTCATCTAAGGCGATTTCATAGCCCTCTAGCCAATCCACTTCTCGTTGGTGAGCAGCATCGAGTTGATAGTAGTAATCATCGGAAGGTTTCATTGTTTTGCTCCTGCGTAGCTTGTACCATATTGGCGAGCATCGAGAACATTTCAGGGTTTAGCACGATAGTATGTGCGTGTGCTTTTCGGTCTAAATGTAGGCGGATATTGCCTTGTTTATCCACAAAATAGCCGTTTAATCCATAAGGGGTGAACGGTTTGCGACGGGGTTTAGTCGGTTTAGCTTTCACTTCTGTTTTAGGGGGTTGTGGTTTTGTTGAAACAGATTCTTTTTCTACCGCACTTTCTTTCGGTGCAGTAGGAAATTGATTGGTTTCCGCATCTTTTTGATAAGGCGGAATTTTGGTGTTTTCCATTGCATTAAAATTTTCGATTCGTTTATTTAGGCGTAAGGTTGCAATGGCTTCATTGGCAAAATAGGTGGTTTTTTGGTACAGCTTATTGTTCACCCACAATTCTCCAAAATATTTTCCAGCTTCTGTACGGATGATTTGTGTTTTGTAGCTTTCCACTTTCATTGTTTTTCTCCTAAAGTGCGGTTAATTTCGGCTTGTTTTTGCTCGGCATAACGATACATATCAGCATTGACCTGCGGGGTAAGATTTGCTTGATAGATGCCGTTTTCTTCACGCCATTGTGCCTTTGCTTTCACGCGTTCTTCTTGTTGGATTTGTTCGCTTAGTGTGTTGTCGTGCCAGTCTGTTTGGTTAGCTTTTGCGCCAATACTGATAACTGCTGACACCATGGTTGCCCCAAGAATACAAACCGCAATTTTTAATGCTTTTTCAGTGCCTTTCATAAAGTAGGTAAAACTGTTTTTAAGTTGATGTTTTTTCATTTTGAACCTCGATTTTGGCGTAAAAAAAGACCGCACTTTTCAGGCGGTCAGTGGAGTAGTCAATCGGTCTATGCTGATTTTGTCTAGATAGAGTGCCTTTCTTTATGCTTGCAAGGCTCAAGCCCTTATTGTCTCTCACAACACTAAGGAATATAATTAAATCTCTCACAGCACAAATAAGGATTCTTCTATGAGAAACTATTTAATTTCTTACGATTTATACAAAGCTGGGCAAAATTACGATGGATTGATTAGTTATATTAAAAGCCATCAAGTTTGGGCTGCTATTCATAAATCAGTTTGGTATATCAAATCCAATAAATCTGTAGAACAAATTCGTAATGAACTGCTCATTTATTTAGATGAGAACGATAGTGTCTTTGTTACGGATATGAATAGTGCTGCTTGGAATAATCTGCCTGAAGGAAATGGTGAATATATTAGGCAGAATTGGATGAGGTAGATATACTCCCATTACCAGTGTTTAGCCCATTTCTATTAATTATTTCGATTGCTGAACAACATCTTTGAGCGATTAATTCTGGCTCTAAACAGCCATTTTCAACAGCTCTCAATACAGCCCATTTGATATTTTCTTTATCTCTTTCAGATAGGCTGTTTTCTTTTTTTTCTTCCATTTTTTAACCTCATTTGTTTTATTGTTGCCATTTCAAAGCGCACTCTGTCTTGCATTTGACACGTTCGCATGCTTAAAACTGTCGCTCTGCCGAATGCGCTTTGAAATTTACCGTCTCTCCGATATGTCACGCTCTTTTAGCTGCGTTTGCTAAATAAACCAGTCCGTGGGCTTGTTCGCCATTTCCCCGACTGAACTCGTATCCTCTAAGGGATTGCTTAAAGATATAAACAGCGCTGCCATTGACCTGCCAACCACATCTCTTCGGTTAAACACGCAGTACAGTTTTCTGCTCTGGGGTTACTCGACTTTAATCAGCCGATAATTTATATCCCGCACGAGACCAAGTTTTTAAAGAGCATCGAGATTGTGTATCTCGTTTTGATGGGTTAATTATGTACCTATGGTTCATTGTAGTCAAGAACAAAAAGTACATATTTTTAATAAAATGTACTAATTGTTCATATTTGATTGATTTGTAAAGAAATAAATTTTCTGAAATGGCGTTTGATTGCTTATTTTTTAATCGATTACAAAATAAAGTTTGTGTTTTGTGGTGTATTTTTGAGATTTTTGCGATGCTGATCGCAAATTTTGGTAGCGATAGTTGGTTTAAATTGAGGTTGGTTTATTATGCCTCTGCCGATAAGGAGGGCAATTATGAAAAAAGAGTTTAAAAAATGGCTAATCTCGCTGAATTGTGAAGGGATTAATAGATTAGGGATTGATGAGATAGTGTCGCGCGTAGATGATGAATTGAGGATTGTACGCGCTAATGAGCAGGAGAGGATTGTGCTAGAGGAGTTGATTGCGGAGTTTAAATGTTAATAAAAAAACCGCCAGTTAGGCGGTTTATTTGTCAAATAGAGGATTATTTTTTCTTGCTGTCGTGCTTTGTCAGTGCTTTATGTGTTTTCTTTATACTTGTCTGTATTTTGTTAATTTTTTCTTGGGAAAGAGCGAGATCTTCAGGTGCTGTTCCGGTATTTGAGATCATGACATTACGAACAGAGCGACCAACGGTTTCAGCCGCATTTTCTAAATTCTTTTGACCTTTAATATTTTGATTTCTTATTTTGGCTTCTGTTTGTGTTACGCGGAATATATTCGCTGCGAGCTCCTCATTATCCATGAAATCAAGCAGTGATGCGTTGTTATCAAGTAGCCCTTTTTTGTTTTTTAAATTTTTAATATTCATATTGTACATCCCTCTATACCCAGCATTTTGGAAGAAAGCATAGTTCTCCACGCCGTGTTTGTGGGCAATATGGCTCAGGCTTTTTTCTCTATCTGAAATGTCACCACGTAAGTAAACTCGATCCACTTCTTCGGCGCTTTGGCAAAGTGTGTGAATTTCATCTGCCAGTTTAGCGAAATATGCTTGGGCTGCAGCAACCTTCGGATTACTTATATTTCCATTCATAACCGTTAAATAACAAGCAAATCGAGTCATTTTAAAGTCAGATGGTGTGTTCGGCGATTGCGTCTGAATGAAGTTGTCTGCAATTGGAATATTTAAGTTATTACATACAGCATAAGCCTTATTCATGGCTTTTAAAATTGCCTGCATGTCGTTATACCCTAACATCATAGCAAGATCAGAAGCATACCAGTATGTAATTCCGTTTTGTTTCGCAAAATCGTCAAATGAAAGAGATGTTCCCTCCTCAAATACGAGCGCTAATTGAGTCATGTTATTTCCAAATTTTTGTGTCATATTGATTCCTTATTGTATGATTTCTTGAGCATGTAAAGTCAAGTAATTTTTTAGTTATCGCTAAATTAATTATGGTAGATTAGCCAATTTTTTCAGGTTTTCTTGATCGGCATTTTAATTACAAAACTTCAACTCTTTCTCTTGCCACACCAATAATGCGGATTTCTTGGTTAAGTGAGCTTAATGTTGGAAACATTGGATTAAGCGGGACAAGCTCAAAGTGCGGTATGCCTTCTGCTGTTCTTGTACCGAGCTCTTTGTATTGTTTAAATGTCGCCTCATTGTTGCCATTGATTGCGGCCACAAATTTTCCTGGGGTTGGTGCAATATCAGGATCGATTAAAACCAGATCGCCCTCATTAAAACGCGGGAGCATAGATTTCCCTTCAATTCGTAAATAAAAGGAGTTTTCAGAGGCTATGACTGTACTTGGGATCATCTCGTAACCGTCAAACCCCTCAAGGGATCTAATATCTGTCCATAGTCCTGCTTGGATTGGGCTTAGCAAAGGGTAGGATATTTGCTTTTCAATTTTCTCAATAGAGGCATTCTTATCGCCATAAGTTAGCCATTCTTTTGTCACACCCAAAAAATCAGCCAATACATAAATATTTGCTTGAGTTGGCAATGTCTCCGCATTGAACCATTTACTCACGGCTTTTGGCGTAATTTTCAGTATATCTGCAATAACTTTTCCCCTGCCTTTTTCTGGCAAGTTCTTTCTTTTGCACGCAATGTCTAGCCGAGCGGCAAAGTCCTGTTTAATTTTTTCTTCAGTAATCATTTTTTCACCTTTGAACTAACGGTTCAATTATAAATAAAACTTGAAGTACTTTCAGTTCTGTTTTAAGATGTACTTAAAGTTCATTTAAAGAGATTATATATGGGAAATTTAAAACATATTATTGACTCTTTGGGTGCAGCTAAAGTGGCAGATTTATGTGGGCTTTCTGTTCGAGCTGTTTACAAATGGCGCACATCAAATTCTCTACCAAGAACTGAATATACAGGTGAAACCAGATATTCCGAGATTCTATCTCAAGCCTTGGGCGGTTCTGTCTCTGCGGAAGAAATTCGACACTTTAGCAAACCTATTAAGTCAGGCTCTGCGATTATCGCATGACTGTAATTTACCAACAGGAATACGCAATGGCACGCAATAAATTAACGCGATCCGCAAGAGTGCTTTCGGATCAGGTTATCGAAAAATATTACAAGCAAAAGCAGTACGAAGTGGCAGAAGGTATGGAAACCTCGCCTGGCACACTTAGTCGCTTTATTAGTAATGAAGAGTTTACTCAGACATTTAACTTTATCGCCGCTTGTCAATTCGGTGTTTTTGATACGGATACGCACATTGCGATTGAGAAAAGTGAATTTGAAATGTTACTCCTTGCGTCACAAGGCTTTGATAAGCGGTTACGTGAGAAGTATTTGGGTAAATAAAAAAGCCACGAGGAGATTTCGTGGCTAATTCATTAAGGAATATACAGATGAACCAATTATTAACGATTACGAAAGAAAACGCAAGCGCTTTGACAATGGGCAGTCTAGAAATTGCTGAATTATTGGAATCTCGTCACGATTCAGTGAAAAGAACAATTGTACGCTTGCAGGTAAAGGGATTAATTCAACTTACACCATTGGTGGAAGTTAAAAATCACTTGGGACAGATAGTAACAGAATATCAATTAGTCAAACGTGATACTTATGTGGTTGTTGCACAACTCTCACCAGAATTTACCGCTCGTTTGGTCGATCGCTGGCAAGAGTTGGAAAATCAACAAAAACCAACCGCACTTATTCCGCAATCTTTTTCTGAGGCGTTGATGTTAGCCGCTCAGTTACAAGCAGAAAAAGAGCGTAATGCGCCTAAAGTCGCTTTTGTTGATCACTATGTGGAAGTAGGGACGAGTAAATCATTTCGTGAGACGGCGAAGATTTTAAAAATGCCTGAGCGTGCATTAGTCAATCGCTTGGTGGAAGATAAATATTTGTATCGTCAATCAGGCGTGCTTTTGCCTTATCAATCGGCACACACCAAAGATCTTTTTACGGTTAAAACAGGCACCGCTGAACACGGTCACAATTACACTCAGACGCGTGTAACAAGTAAAGGCATTGAATTTATTGCGTCACGTTATGCTTCGGAGTTGATGCTATGAGTATGAGATTAATGGTTCAAGCAATGAATTGTGAGGTTGGCAATCCTGCTAGAAAACTTGTGCTTTTAAAACTTGCCGACAATGCCAATGATGATGGAATTTGTTTCCCTAGTTATCAATACATTGCCGATAAATGCGAAATGTCAAAACGTAGTGCGATTAGTCACATTGATGATTTAATCAAAATGGGATTTGTCACAAAGAAAGCACGAAAAAATAAAGATGGTTCAAGTGCAAATTTATATCTTTTACACCTTGAGCGGGGTAGTGAAAAATCTGCACTAGGGGGTGAAAATATTTCACTAGGTAGTGAAAATTTTGCACTAGGGGGTAGTGAAAAATCTGCACCCATAACCAGTCACTCTTTTAACCTATCAATTAACCGTGTATCTGACGATGAAAATTCTGCTAACGCAGAGCACACTGAGGAAAATAAAAAAACATCTAAGCGTGAAAAAATATCAGTTGATTATCAAGGAGTGATGGATGCCTGGAATAAAGTTTTTAATGGTTCACCAATCCACTTGTTAAAAACATTAAGCCAAGAAAGACAAAAGGCAATTCTCAAGGTTGCTAAAGCAATGTTAGAAACACCAGATGTTGAAAGTTGTTCTGTTGAAGTGTTTACAGGGTATTTCCAAGACTTTCTTAGTCAAGCCAATAGTCGAGCCAATAAATTCTTCTTTGGCGGCCCAAATGGAGATGGGTGGGTGGCTAAGTTTGATTACATCATGAAACCTAAAACTTTTTTAAATACTTGGGAAAATTCACTATGAGCAATTCAATGTATGAAATCGAATATGGGTTAATCAGCTCAATGTTAGCTGCAGGATTGACTTCACAAGCTCGTGAAGTGATGAGTTGGCTTGAACCAGAAATGTTTGCCACATTCCAACTTGGCGCACTTTACGGAAATATTCGCAAACAGGCTCGCAAAGATGATTTGATTGATATTTTGTTACTTGCGCAAGACTACGGAGAAAACTTTGCCAATCTAGCGGAATTAGCAAGCGGATATGCTTACAGCGGAAACATTTTAGGGTATGCGAAGAAAGTCCATTCTGCTTGGGTAAATCGCACTGCTCAACAGGCATTGTTGAAAATGGCAGGGGAGTTAGCCAATGCGAAAGAGGAGCAAGTCAGCCAAATCACTCAAAATGCACTTAACCAAATCCAAAAACTCCTTGTCAGCAAAACGGAAATCAAGCCAATCGCCATGGGGGAACTGGTCGATTCTTACGTGGATGTATTGGAAAAACGTTCAAAAAGCGACTTCAAAGAACGCTTGCTTTACACTGGCATTGAGGCGGTCGATAACATTCTTGGCGGCATAAATTCTACCGATATTGTCATTGTGGCTGGTCGTCCAGGAACAGGGAAAACAGAATTTAGTCTGACAGTGACTCGCAATATCGCCAAAAATCATGGTTCAGTTTTATTTTTCAGCCTTGAGATGGGGAACTTCCAATTAGTCGATCGTTTATTGAGTGCAACAGGTGGCGTGAGTGTGAAGAAATTACGCAATCCTGCCGAGCTTGATGAGGGCGACTATCATCGATTAACAAGTGCATTGCAAGACGTGCGGTCGCAAGATGTTTACTTTGTCGATCGCGGTGGATTATCTGCCGATGAAATCTGCGCAATTACCGAAAACCATATTAGCGAGAAAGGCGCACCATCTGTGGTTGTAATTGATTATTTAGGCTTGATGAATCACAAGCAAGAGCGTGGTGTAAATCTAACCCAAGCTATCGCAAATTCCATGAGTAAGCTAAAAGCCTTTACCAAAAACTTCAATATTCCAATCATTTTACTTTGTCAGCTTAACCGTGATGTGGATAGCCGTGCAGTAAAACGCCCTGCTAATTCAGATTTACGTGATTCAGGCTCGATCGAGCAAGATGCAAGCCAAATCATCATGCTTTACCGTGAGGGCGCATATAAGGCAGATTGTGATAATCCTTACTCTGAGGCCATTGTGACTAAGAATCGATTTGGTGGATTAGGCACAGCCTATATGAAATTTGATAGAGGTCACTTCCTCGATTGCGATCAGGCGCAAGCATACCAATTCATCAACGAGAAACCACAGCAACAAGCCAAAACTTATGCGGCTAAAAGTTATGGGAAAGGGGCATTGCAATGACAGAACAACAATTTGATAAAGATACATGGCAAACACCACACTATGTTTTTGAATGGCTATCTCAACGTTTCGGATGGTTTGATCTTGATGGTTGCGCAACAGCAAACAATGCCTTGACATGGCGCTATATCGGCGAACCTAACTCAGATAATGATGAGCATCAATCAATCGCAGATGACTTTCTAATGCCGCTTGAGCAAATGTTAGATGTATTGTTGGATGAAGTCGCAGAACGTTGTTCGGCTCCGTTAAGAATCTATGTGAATCCGCCTTATTCCAACGTTACACCATATCTACAACGTGCGAAAGAATTATGTGATGCCGGTTATTTAGTCGTGATGTTACTCAACAATGATAAATCTACTCAATGGTATCAAAACCATATTCACAACATTGCAAATGAAGTGATTGATATTACAGGTGGTCGAATTGCATTTATCAACCCTGTAACAGGAAAAGAAATCAAGGGGAATAGCAAAGGACAAATGGTCGTAGTCTTTGATCCGACAATGGAAGACTATGTCACACGTTCAATTAGCCTTGATTTTATTAAAAAGATTGGTGGGTATAGCAAATGAGTTTTGAAGAACATAACAATCGCAAGAAAGCGAATAAGTTCGCCGAGTACATCACGGGTGAATCTTTGCGCCGATATTTGGCTGGGAAAGTCGAGAAATACTTAGGTAAAAATCCAAGTGTTTTTGATGGTGCAGCAGGCAGCGGACAGCTTGAGCAATTTATTCAACCTAGTCAGTTTATTGCAGTAGAAATTCAAGCGGAATCATGCGCGGCATTAGCCAATAATTATCCAGATGCTGAAATTCATAACACGAGTTTTTTCTTGTATCAAAGTGAGCCAAAAAGTGATTGTGTTGTGATGAACCCGCCATTCTCACTTAAATTTAAAGAACTTGCCGAAGAAGAAAAGGATGCTATTCAAGCGGATTTTCCGTGGAAAAAATCAGGTGTACTTGATGATGTTTTTATGCTGAAAGGATTAGCCAATGCGCATCGTTTTGGGTTTTTCATTATGTTCCCAGGTATTGCCTATCGAAACACCGAAAAAACACTCCGCGAAGTTATTGGGAATCAATTAGTCGAGTTGAATTTGATTCAAAACGCCTTTGAAGATACGCCTATTTCAGTGCTTTTCTTGGTGGTTGATAAAAGCAAGTCGAACAACAAGACATACCGTGAATTGTATGACTGCGCCACGAATAAAATAATTAACGCTGATGAATGGTTAATTAATTCTGATAAATGGGACACGGTTTCACCGCCAGAGCCGCCAAAAGAAAAAGTAGATCCAATGAAATTAGAGTTGATGTCGCAAGCTCAATTAAAAGAGCAAATTCGCGCTCAAATTCAATTTAGCGGTATGGTATTTGATTTAGAAGGCTGGCCACGTGAAGAATTTGAAAAATTCTGCGATGAAGTCTGTGCATTGATTCAGGAAGAGAAAAAATCAAATCGATTTTTATTTGGCTGGGGCGAATGATGAAAGATTTTTATATTCACCGTAGCGCATATCACGACGGTTCAACAAAAGGCTTTCGCCACGGCATTAAACATAAACGGCACGATTGTTTTCGTGGAGATGTGCGGGTGCTGCAACGTATTAATGGTGAAATGGTGCAGATTTCTCGCGTGCGAAAACGCTTTAAAACCTATGAAGATGCGTATGCGTGGGCACGTGGTGTGGAGTATCGGGAATGATTATTCCAATGATGAAAAAGGTTGGTGGGTATATCCGCATGGAGAAATAGGTTAATGGCTTGTAGTGTTGATGATATTAAAAAAGCGCACGGGAAACGAACTGAAGGGCGATTAAAAATTCAGGTGATTAAGTTACAAGGCGGTGTTCTTGCACCACTTGATGAGCTGGAATCAGAAGAATTGAAATCATTAAAAAATGGCGAGCAGTATGAAATTGAAATCATCCGCACTCGCAATCCAGCTTTCCACCGTAAAGTTTTTGCATTTTTTAAGTTCTGTTTTAGCTATTGGGCTGCAGATAAAACAGAATGGGAACACTTTGATGAACGCAAGCAATTTGACACATTCCGCAAACATTTAACGGTATTAGCAGGTTTTTACGAATCCACATACAACATTAAAGGTGATTTGCGGATTGAGGCGCAATCCTTGAGTTATGGAAATATGGAGCAATCGGAGTTTGAAAGCTGTTACAAAGCGTTAATTAGTGCCGCAATCAAGCATATTTTTAACGATTCAACCGATGAAAATACGTTAAATCAGTTATATGAGTTCTTTTGGTAGGAGTTAGATATGGACTGGATTATTTACTTTGCGCTAATGTTGATAGTGATCAGCTTACCTTTATTAGCACTTCTTTTGGGGCTAATTTTCCCATTCATTGCTAGATTTTTTAACTGGATATTAGTCGTAAGCACATTGGCATATTTTATTTTAATTGCAGTCGGTATTGGTTATGGTGTGATGAGTTTGGTGAGCTAAATGAAATTAAACGATGACGAGATTCTAGAGTTAAAAATCGTACTTTGGATAGTGGCGGTTTGGGTGATTTTTAATATGGTGTTTGGATAATGAGTAATTTGAGAAAAGAAGCGAAAGGCCGAGAGTGTCAAGTGCGGTTGCCTGGTATTTGTAATCATAATCCTGAAACGACCGTATTAGCACATTATCGTATGGCAGGATTAAATGGAGTTGGTATGAAGCCCGATGATATTTTTGGTGCTTGGGCATGCTCATCTTGCCATGATGAATGTGACCGTAGAACTAGAAAAATGGATGCTGAATATGTCCGCCTAGCACATGCTGAAGGTGTGTTGCGAACACAGCAAATTTTGCGCAAGGAGGGCAAGTTATGAGTGATTGGCTTGAAATCTGTCTGCCATACCCACCGAGCGTGAATCATTATTGGAAGCACACAAGGCAAGGTAAGCATTACATATCAAAAGCAGGACGGGAATTTAAACGTGTTGCTACTGAGGTTTGCTCACAGTTCGATCCATTTGAAAGTGCGGTTGAAATTAAGATGGAAATTTACTTTCCCGATAATCGTCCGCGCGACCTTGATAATTTGCCTAAAGGAATTTTTGATAGCTTAGTTGGCGCTGGCTTAATTAAAGATGATAACCGGAAAATTATTCGTAAATATTCGATTGAAGAGAAAGGCGTAGTAAGCAAAGGTAAGTCAATCATTAAAATTAGAGGCATTCATGCGTAAATTTAGCGAGTTACCAGAACTAACGATTGAACAAGAAGAATTTGTTGACCGTAATATGTATCAATGGGGTGCCTGGGTGCGCAGCGGTAGGCTTGATAAACCGCAATTAAATATTATTGCAAAACTAATGCAATCAGTCATTCCTGCAGAGCCAAATGAACCAATTTGCGATGACTCAACAGGAATGATGATTAGCGAAGTTATTGAGAGATTTTTCCTTAAAAATGACCGCACTTTACACTATATCGTATTTTCCTATTATGTTAATAAAAGCACTATTAATCATATAGCGGTTAAACTCTGTGAAAACTGCGGAGAGATAAAAATGCAGCCGTGCGCAGGCAAACCAGATATCCGCACTCCAAGCCTTAAAACGATGATACGGAATGTTAAAAAAGAGCTAAAATTAGCGAAAGCAATAATTCACGAACTTCTTATAACTGGGTTCGTTATTTTGCGAACTGGACGACAAAATGCAAGAAGTATCAAAATTACTTATTGACAAACCTTGTCATCTTGTCCTATCATTTAGATGTAAGGTGGTCGTTGTGTAAGTGATGTTCACCGAATAAATTTTTACAGCCCTGATCGGAAACGGTCGGGGCTTTTTTATTGGTGGAATATGAACATTACATTAGGCGATACAATTAAGATTGATGGTGAGGAAGTGCCAGAGTATTTGCTCAAGGCACTTTATGAATGTTTGAAAAACAAATATGCATTTTTAGCTAACAATTCTATTTGCTCTGGTGTTATTCAAGCTGAGAGACTGTCAGTAAATGGTTTGAAAATCCCATTAGACGCGATTACTTATCCTTGGAATAAATAGGTTCATACTGTTCAGTATTTTCATTGTAATGAATGCCCTCATACATCCACGCCACCACCTTTTTAACTAAGATCTCATCGCTGATATTCATATAAGTATGTGCTAATTCTTCTAGGAAAGTCGCAATTTGTATTTCACGAGGGTATAAATTGGCTTTGGCGAGATCGTAAAATATGCAGCCGTTATAGTAAACGTGGACTGCTTCTGGGTGAATTTGATATTGGAGAGTTAAGTAATCTGAGGAAACGATACCGTTACTCTTTGATGATGTGAAGAATATATCAACCTTTTTGTTAATTTGTGCGTGCTTGCATAAGATATTAACGGCGTCAGTAAAGTTTTTGAAAAGCGGATATATGTCTTGGGCGATGTCTAAAATAACGATGTTGAAATAATGTCGATATTGTTCAGGAATGTTATTTAGAATTTGCTGACGAGATATTCTTGCTTTATTCATTTTAAACCTCTGTTAAGTTTGGTGTGGTAACCTAGATCTTAACAGAACTTAACGCCCACTGTAACAGGTGGGCTTTTTTATTGCCTAAAAAATTAGGGGGAAATATGCCAATTAAAGAGCCTGATGTATGGGCGTTAATATGGTCTTGGTTACAAATTAATTTGAGTTCTAGCTCTATTCAAAGCGCCCTTTGGGCATTATTTATTTCTATTTTAAGACTTGGATTTATGCGTAAAAAACCAAGTTTCCGATATGTGTTCATTGATGCAGCTATGTGTGCCTCAATTGCTGGCGTAGCAGTGCCTATCTGCACTCATATTTTTGGGCATAGTGAATACTCATCGTTTCTTGGCACGATGATTGGGTTTGTTGGTACTGAGAAAATTCGCGAATTCTTATTTAAATTCATTAATCGGAGAATTGAAAAAGATGACAATGATGATTTCCGAAGTGACGTTCAATAAAATTTTCCCTCATGCAGTTAATGGTGTTTATCAAGCTATTTCAGAACAAATAGAAAAAGCAGGTTGTATAACTAAGATGCAACAAGCTATGTTCTTAGCTCAATGCGGGCATGAAAGTGTAGGATTTACAAGATTTAAAGAAAACTTAAATTATTCTTGGTCTGGGCTTTCTCAAACTTTCCGTAAATATTTCCCCGATCCACTTACAGCCAAGAAATATGAGCACAAACCTGAGCTCATAGCCAATCGTGTTTATGCTAATCGTTTAGGTAATGGAGATGAGAAAAGCGGAGATGGTTGGAAATATCGTGGTCGTGGACTAATTCAGATCACAGGTAAGGATAATTATGCCGCGTTTAGAAAATGGTTAGGTAGAGATATAGAGCCAGAAGATATAGCAAGTAATTTAGACTTATCAGTTAAAGCTGCTGTTTGGTATTGGAAACTCTGTGAATTAGCTGATCTTAATTCGGTAGAGAAAGTGACTCGAAGAATTAATGGTGGGCTAAACGGCATTGATGAGCGTTGTAAGCTCTATCGCGCATTAATGGTAACTGATAATGACTAAGTACATTTACATAGCGTTAGGGGTTGTTGTAGTGGTTTTGTTTGGTGCATTGCGTTACCAATCAAGTGTTATAGATGAGTTGAACATAACCACAAAGCAACAAGCCCAAACCATTCAGCAACAAGAAGATGCGAACAAGGCATTGACTATTGCGCTACAACAGGAGCGTGATGCAGTCATTGAGCAACAGCAACGTAATGATGAAATAGAAAGGATAGCAACAGAAAATGCTGAATCAGTTAAAACAATCATTAAGACACAACCTTGTGCTCACACTCGTTTGCCTCAGTCTGCTCTTGACCGCCTGTACAAATAAAGTCACGACCAAAGCAGAATATATTTACCCGCCTCAAGCCTACACTGCACCTTGTGTTAAAACAGCATTTACCGGTGAGACATACGGTGATGTAGTCATACAGCTAGTTAAGGTAACAGCAGAGCGAGATAAATGCGCAAGCCAAGTAGATAATCTCAATAAGTGGATTAACCAAACCAAGACCGCCAATTAAAGTGCGGTCTTTTTTTATTGGTATATACAGGCACATACATTAGGACTGACCTTGACTATCTGATGATAGCTCGAGGGTAGTCCTAAGCTATGTTTTATGGACAAAACAAAAATATATCGAGTGATTTTTATAAAGAATCGTGAGGGTAAAAGGTACTCCTGAGGGGATACCCCTTTCCACGGGGTTTCGGGCGCGCGGTTTTCGACAGTTTTTTGATTTTTTTGACGATCCACCACAATAAAACAACGCATTGTTTTTGTTAATGTTTTTATGTTGGCGGTTGTTCATTTTTAGTTTTGAGGGGTTGTACTGTGAGCGATTATTACAGTATTAGCAAAATGGCTACTATTGCTGGGTGCGATAGACGCACAATGTCGGCGAGAGTAAGTCACCTCACGCCAGAAAAAGAAACGACTAATTACAAAGGATTTTCCCTCAAGCAGATATTTAGATTACTGCTTGAGGATAGTCGCATAAAAGACGTTGACGGGATGTCACCGTCAGATCAGTTAGCTTACTGGAACGCGCAACTAAAACAACTTGAATACAAAAAACGCCTTGGCGAGGTTTGCGAGGTTGCGGATGCATCTAGACAAATGTCAATCATCGTTAAGGGGATGTTGCAGCCACAAGAAACACTAGCTGACAGGGCTGAAGCCGCAGGAATGCCGTTAGAATGGGTTATTTGGTTACAGAAAGAGGTTGACAAAAACCGCGACGAAGCGGCGGATCTAATCTTAGAGGATGAAACGGATGTATGCGAAAGCGAGTGATATTAGAAAAGATTTAGCGGAGATGATAAAAGCGCCGAATCGAATGAAAGTATCTGAAGCTGTCTCACAATATATGCGCGTTCCATTTGGTGGTGGCTCATCTGTGAGGTGGGATAAAGACCGCACGCCTTATGTCATTGAGCCGATGGATTGTTTAAACTCTCGTGAGTATGATGCAGTTATTTTTGTTGGCCCAGCTCGAACCGGTAAAACAGTTGGTTTGATTGATGGGTGGATCACGTACTCAATTATTTGTGATCCATCTGATTTTTTACTTGTGCAGTTGACACAAGAAAAAGCAAGTGAACATAGCCGAAAACGCTTAGATCGCACTTTTAGATGTTCGCCAGAAATCGCAAGCAGACTAAGCCCTTATAAAAATGATAACAACGTACACGACAAATATTTTCGCGCTGGTAATCTGTTAAAAATTGGCTGGCCATCAATTAACGTATTGTCATCGTCTGATTATAAATACGTTGCGTTAACCGATTACGATCGATGGCCAGATGATGTGGACGGTGAGGGGGACGGATTTAGTTTAGCGTCCAAGCGTACCACCACTTTTATGTCATCCGGCATGACGATGGTGGAAAGCTCACCCGGAAAAGATATTGTTGATCTCAAGTATCATCCGAAATCAACGCACGAAGCCCCGCCAACAACTGGGATTTTGTCATTATACAATCGCGGAGATCGTCGTCGTTTTTACTGGCAATGCCCGCACTGCTTGGAATGGCTGGAGCCGAGCATGGCAAATATGATCGGTTATCGTGATGATACGAATTTTGTCGATGCAAGCAAAAAAGCCCGCTTACAATGTCCACACTGCCAAGGCGTCATTGAGCCAAGCAAAAAACGAGATCTAAATATCGGTGGAAAATGGCTCAAAGAGGGGCAAACAATCGACAAAAACGGTGTTATCCATGGCGAGGGAAGAAACTCCCGTATTGCATCATTTTGGCTAGAAGGTCCTGCAGCCGCTTACCAAACATGGGCGCAATTAACTTATAAATTACTCACTGCTGAACATGAATTTGAAATGACTGGCAGTGAAGAAACGCTAAAGGCAGTAACAAATACAGACTGGGGATTGCCTTATTTACCACGCTCCGCACTTGAGCAACGCCGAAGTGATGAGCTGATGGAGCGGCGCGAAGAAACCGAAAAAAGAACGGTACCTTATGGGTGCCGTTTTTTATTGGCTGCGGTTGACGTACAGGGTGGGCGGAATCGCCGTTTTGTCGTCCAAATTGTGGGCTATGGTGAAAATAGCGAACGGTGGCTCATTGATAGATACAACATTAAATCATCAATGCGGAGCAATTCAGAAGGGGAAAGCCTACCAATTGATCCGTCCGCCTACCCTGAGGATTGGGATTTACTCATCAGTGATGTGCTTAATAAGCAATATCGTATTGATGGATTAGATGGCGGATTCATGCCAATCCTTGCAATGGCGGTGGATAGTGGCGGTGAGGACGGTGTAACAGATAACGCCTATAAGTTTTGGCGTAGATGCAAGCGTGATGGCATATCAAAACGAGTGTATCTCGTTAAAGGTGATAGTACCAAGCGACAAAAACTTATTACGCGCACTTATCCAGATAACACCTCTCGCTCAGACCGACACGCTAAAGCACGAGGTGATGTGCCACTATACCTACTTCAAACAGACCAACTCAAAGATCGCATTAGTAACGCATTAAGCCGTGAGACTATCGGGGCTAACTATATCCATTTTCCGTCGTGGCTTGGCGAATGGTTTTTTGATGAGCTGACATACGAGGAGCGTGGACAAGACGGTAAATGGCGTAAACCAGGTAAGGGCAACAATGAGGCGTTTGACTTATTTTGCTATACCCATGCGATCGCTATTTTGCGTGGTTATGAACGTATTAAGTGGGGCGATGAGGACAATGTCCCATACTGGGCAAAACTACCTGGATTAAATCCTGATGTAATCCGAAAAGAGATAACTGCACCGGAAGAAAAAACAGAAAGTGCGGTAGAAATTGAACAAGTAAAACCGCAACCGAAACCCAAAACAAAAAGTAATTGGCTAAACGGTGGCGTAAGCAAGAAAAAAGGTGGGTGGCTGTGATTTACGATAAAGAAGAGCTTGAAGAAAAAATCCGAACGCTTGATGAAAAAATCGAAAACGCCCAAAGCCAAGTTAGCTTTAATGGGCGATCGGTATCTTACCAAGTGTCCGAATGGACAAAACAACGTGACCGCTATCAACAAATGCTTAATGAGTTATTAGCGGAAACAAGACAGCGCGTTAAACGCCACAGAATCAAATATGCGAGATTTTAAACGATGGGAATATTAGATAAAACAATTGCCGCAATCTCGCCTAAATGGGGCGCACAGCGAGCAAAAAGCCGATATGTGATGAATGCATACGAGGCAGCAATGCCAAGCCGTACACATAAGGCAAAACGCGAAAGCCAAGGCGCGAATGTATCGACCAAACAAAGTGCGGTTAGTTTGCGAGAACAGGCTCGGGCATTAGATCAAAATCACGACATTGTGATCGGGATTTTAGACAAGATGGAGGAGCGGGTCATTGGCTCACGCGGCATCCACATTGAGCCACAGCCGCTTAATTTAACAGGTGATGTTGATGAGGAGTTAGCAGAGCAAATCCGCAAAAAATGGGCGGAATGGTCTGTGCGTCCGGAAGTTACCGGACAATTTACTCGCCCTGAACTTGAGCGGATGTTGTTACGCACGTGGCTCCGTGATGGCGAGGTGTTTATCCAGCTTGTGCGTGGCAGTGTAGCCGGACTAAATCACAGCACCGGCATTGCATTTAGCCTTGAGGCACTAGAGCCTGATTTTGTGCCGATGAATACGTTAGATTCCGCAAATCTTATTCAAGGGATCGAGCTTAACGCATGGCGGCGCCCTGTCTCTTACCGTGTGTACATGGATAACCCGCAGGAAAATAACCGCACTTACGGGCGAGTTAAAACAGTGCCGGCGGAAAATATGTTGCACCTTGCGTTTAAAAAGCGGCTACACCAGTTGCGTGGCGTATCAATGTTGCATGGCGTAATCGTCCGACTTGCCGACCTCAAAGACTACGAGGAGAGCGAGCGTGTGGCCGCACGAATTGCCGCTGCCTTTACGATGTACATCAAAAAAGGTGATGCCGCACTCTACGGGGATAATGAGGATTACAGCGTAGACAGTCCGGAGCGAGATTTTGAGATTGCTCCCGGTGCGATTATTGATGATTTAAAACCCGGTGAGGACATCGGATTAATCAACTCAAACCGCCCAAACGTTAACCTTGAAACTTTTAGAAATGGTCAATTAAGGGCAACAGCGGCTGGTACTCGCTCAAGTTACTCAAGTATTGCCCGTGACTATAACGGCACTTACTCAAGCCAACGCCAAGAGTTGGTGGAGAGCTTTGAGGGCTACTCTGTTTTACAAGATACCTTTGTTGCACATATCTCCCGTCCAATCTACCGAGAATGGTTAAAAATGGCGATTGTCAGCGGCGAAATTGAGGTGCCAATCGATATTGATCCTGCATCACTTTATAACGCCGTTTACAGTGGCCCAGTAATGCCATGGATTGATCCAACCAAAGAGGCGCAAGCGTGGAAAGAGCGCATTAAAGGTGGGTTGGCAACGGAAAGCCAAGCTGTAAGAGCAAGCGGTAGTAACCCAGCAGAAGTGAAACGCAGACGTAAAGTTGAGGTTGAGGAAAACCGAGAATTGGGTCTCAAGTTTGACACAGATTTAACTAACACAGGTACGACAAATGAAAAAACAAAAGATGATTCTGGCGCCAATAGCGATGGCAGCGAACGTGACAAAGACGAATAACCAGTCTTGGTACTCAATCAAAGCCAAAGCCAACGATACGGCAGAAATTTCAATTTACGATGAGATCGGATATTGGGGTATTACTGCTAAGAGCTTTTCGAAAGATCTAAAAGCGCTTGGCAACAACCTCAAACAAATCAATCTACACATCCACTCACCAGGTGGTGATGTTTTTGATGGGATCGCTATCTACAACTTGCTAAAAAATCATCCAGCCAATGTGACAGTTTACATTGACGGTTTGGCGGCAAGTATGGCGAGCGTTATTGCAATGGCAGGGAATGAAGTAATCATGCCAGAAAATGCAATGATGATGATCCACAAGCCTTGGGGCATCCAAGGTGGTGATGCTGAGGATATGCGCAAGTATGCCGACTTATTAGACAAGGTCGAAAATACGCTAATCCCAGCTTACGCAAACAAAACAGGAAAAACACCTGAAGAATTAGCAGAAATGCTATCAGCAGAAACTTGGCTCAACGGAAAAGAATGCGTTGAACAAGGCTTTGCAGACAAACTAGCCGAACCACTTGTGGCGATGGCGTCTATTAAATCAAAAAAATTAGAGGACTTTGAAAATATGCCAAAAGCAATGAAAGACATGTTGTTTAAGCCACAAGGCAACGCTGGGGCTAATCCAGCACCACAAGCAACAGCAACCCCCGCACAACCAGCACCAACCGAACCGGTAAATCAAGCGCCAACAGCTCCGGTAGATAATACCGCACAAGTGCAAGCTGAATTAAATAAACGTAACGCCGACATTAAAGCCGTATTTGCGCCGTTTGGTACTACGCACAATGATTTGTTAGTAGAGTGTTTAGGTGATTTATCAATTACCGCAGATCAAGCCAAAGACAAATTATTAGCAAAACTTGGTGCAGGCACAACACCAAGTGCAGCGCCTACCGCATATGCTGGAAATGGTAATATCGTTGGCGACAGCGTGAAACAATCTTTGTTAGCTCGTGCAGGCATCGATAAAGACAAAGCAGACGCCAAAGACAATGCCTACAACGCAATGACCTTGCGCGAACTTGCTCGTGCGTCATTGGTCGATCGTGGTATTAGTGTATCGGGTCAAAATGCAATGAGCATGGTTGGTTTGGCATTTACCCACTCAAGCTCTGACTTTGGTCAAATCTTAATTGATGTGGCGCACAAATCCTTGCTTAAAGGTTGGGAAACCGCAGCGGAAAACTTTGATCAGTTTACCTCTCGTGGCACATTAACCGACTTCCGTGCAGCGAAACGTGTTGGCTTGGGTGATTTTGGCTACTTACCGCAAGTCGGTGAGGGTGAAGAGTACACCTACGGCACAATCGGTGATGAGGGCGCTAGCGTTGCATTAGCGACTTACGGACAATTATTTAGCATTACTCGTCAAGCAATCATCAATGACGATATGCACTTGTTGACAAAAATCCCTGAAAAAATGGGACAGGCGGCACGTGCAACCATCGCTAAATTAGTGTTTGCGTTATTAACCGGTAACGCAATTGCACAAGATGGCAAAAAATTATTTGATGGCTCGCACAAAAACTCATTTAATAATGCTGCATTAGATGTAGCCAATATTGATAAAGCAATTCAAATGATGAATGGCTTTGTCAATACTCGTGGTGAACCATTAGCGATTGAGCCTGATTTTATGTTGTTACCAACCTCACTTTATACTCGTGCTAAACAAGTTCTAGGTTCAGCAAGTGTGGAGGGGGCTGATATCAATTCTGGCATTATCAATCCAATCCGCGACATTGTGCCGACAGTTAAATCCGCACGTTTACAAGTTGCCGATCCAAAATCTTGGTACTTAATCAATAAAGAAGCAATTGAAGTTTCTTATCTTGACGGCATTGATACGCCATACATGGAGCAACAACAAGGTTTCACTGTTGATGGTGTATCTACCAAGGTGCGCATTGATGCAGGTGTCAACGTGATTGATTACCGAGGCATTGTAAAAGTGACCAATAAGTAACTTAACATCCCATAAATAACGACCGTACTTTTAATCGAAGTGCGGTTTTTTATTATCACAATTAAAGGATCATTAAATATGTCTAAAAATTACTTACAAGACGGAAACACCGTGCGTTTTACTTCTACTGCGGCAGTAAAAAGTGGCGATGTGGTGATGTTAGAAAACCTTGCTGCAATCTCAGTATCTGATGTTGCACAAAATGAAACAGGCGTTGGCTTAACTACAGGTGTGTTTACGGTGAAAGCAAAAGCGGAAGATGACATTAAACAAGGCGCAATTGTTTACTGGTCTGCAACCGATGGTGCAACTATTACCGCTGATAGTAACAAGCGTTTAGGTATTGCTTGGCATGCTAGTGGCGCATCGATGGGCACTGTAGATGTCAAGATCAACGCTTAGTCCGTTTGATGACGCACTCGCACAGGCGGACAAAGTCATATCAGATGTGATGATGTCCGTCTATGTTATCAACGGAAAAAAATACAAAGCTGTGCTTGATGAAAGCCCAAAACTAATGAGTGGCAATTACACCGATGATTACTTAATTAATGGCACGACGCGTACTCTCACTCTTTTTAAAGCATCAGGATATAAGCCAAAACTTGGAGATATCATTACTTCTTCAACAGAGGAATATGTTGTGCGAGGGTTTAGCTTTGAAGATAAGAAGATCGTGCTGCAATTGGAGTAAATATGGCGGTGAAAATTGAAGGGATGGCGGCATTACAAGCTAATATCCGAAAACTGGCTAATCAAGTCGCGCCTAAAGCGGCAGCAAAAGCGATTAATAAGGTGGCGAGAAATGCAATCAAAAATGGAACAAAAAATGTATCCAAAGAGATTCATGTGCCAGCTAAATTAATCCACAAGCGAGCTCGATTATCCCAAAAAGCAACAGCGAATCGACCAGTTGCAAAAATACGAGTTGATAGAAGAAATTTACCGTTAATTCGCTTATTGGAAAACCCTAGACGAACCATGCGAGCGAGTAAAGGGCAAATCAGAATAGGAAAATATCAAATACAACGCGGTTTTATTCAAACTCTAGCAAATGGTCGTAAACACGTTATGCAGCGACAAGGTAAAGAGCGGTATTCAATTGATGTTGTTAAGATTCCGTTATCTAGACCATTAACAACGGCTTTCCATAATGAGTTAAAAGATTATTCAAGTCAGATCAAAGTCGAACTGACAAGAGAGTTGAGTGACATTTTTAAAAAATAGAGGATTAAATGCTAATTCATAAGAAGATTCGACATCAAGTGTCGGATATGCTCAAAAGCAGTATAAAGGGTGTTGAGAATATTTATTCTGGGCGCCCTTTATTTATTGATATTGACCAAGAAAAAACAGCTATCGCAGTGTTTCTTGATGAGATTTCGTGCGAAGAGGTAGATCTCTGTCATCACGAATATACCGCAGCATTAAATATCGCAATTTATCTGAAAACTGCTTTAGGCGACGACGCATTAGATGATATTGCAGACAAAATCAAAGAGCGATTAAGCGTCGCTACATCTAATGATGAATTATCGGAAAATATTTCCGAAATGACTCTTATTAGCTACGAATACGAGCAAGATACGACAAATCGCACTTGGTTCGTTTCTAACCTTAAATATCAAATTAAGTATGAGGACTAGATATGCCTACACAAACTACACCTTTTCAAGGAACTAAATTTTATTTAGGCACTGGTCTAACCGAAGGCAAAGCAGTCACAGCCGTAACGGTTAAGCCTAATGCAACCATTACATCAGCAGGGCATGGTGCCAAAGTAGGGGATTTTATTAAGCTAACTGGTTTAGGTGCGCTTGATGGATATTATCCTGTAAAAGCCGTTACCAACGACTTAATTACACTTGCAGATGAAGTTGATTGGACAAGCCAAGATGCGCCAGCCAGTTACGCAACAGCTAAAGTGGCTACCGTGAAATGGTCATCTAATTTCTGTGCGATTAAACAGATTGAGGGGGATGGCGACACATTAGGCGAAGAAGATATTACAACAATGTGTTCTGAAGGTACTGAAACAGAAGCGGGTGAGATTGAGTATGGCTCAATTAAATTAACATTCTTCTATGCACCAGGTACCGCAATGCAAACTGACTTGCGCAAGAAGTTTTATGCGAAAGAAACATTCCCTTGGATGATGATTTTGAAAAATGGTCAAGGTTCTCTTTACGGTACAGGATTTATCCAAACCTCACCTAATTTTAGCGGTGAAGTCAAAGGCAAATTTGAATCTGGTGTAACGATTAAAAAAGCAAAACGCGATTACCACTTACCAGTAAGCGCATAATGCAATATGTGTCCGCACTTTTAACCTAGTGCGGACTTTAACAAGGAATAACTATGAATCTACGTGAAAAACTCCTAGCAAATCATCCTAAAATTACCCCAATCATTATTAATAGCGAGACCTTTTATATACGTGAAATTACCGTTGGTGAAATGAATCGTGTACTTTATGGGCAACAACAAGAATTGGTACGCATCGCAGAGAGTCAAGGTATTGAATTGAACTTTAATGATGAAAAACACCTTACTGAGCAACTTGCTAAAATTTATGACCCGAATCGATTAACGCGTACGCTTGCTATGCGGTTGTGCGATCAAGATGGTAAAAATCTTTTTGATATGGATAACCCTGATGATTTAGCCGCACTTTCCAAATTAGACAAGGTTGTATTTGAGCAATTAACGCAAGCTATTGTGGAAGATGAACCAAAAAACTCTCTAGCCGAAGAAAGTTCCAAATAAACCTCTCACTTTCTCTCGGCAAAACACTTGAAGAAATTGAGCAAATGCCAGAGCATCATCTCCAAGAATACGAAATGTTTTATCAGGAACAGCCTTTTGGATTATGGCGAGAGGATTATCGGACTGCACAAGTTTCACATTTGCTTGCTATGATAAATCGAGACCCTAAGTCTAAGGCTCCAGAATTATCTGATTTTATGCCATTTTACCAAGAAAAAATGGATGATGAAGATGATGACGGAGTGGCTGATTATTTAGCAAATCGTTAAATTATCTATTGCTCCTACATTTTATATAGATTAAAATCTATATAAATAATAAGAAAGGTAATAGCTGTATGAAACAAGAATGGGAAGTAATTTTACAAGACCCACTTTTGAACTGGTTAAAAACGCTGGCAGAAGATGACGTATTAAAAATCTATGCGGCGTTGGAATTATTATCAACAGAAGGTCCACAATTAAGCAGACCTTATGCGGATACGCTGCAAGGCTCTAAATATACCAATTTAAAAGAATTGCGAGTACAGTCTAAATTATCGGTATTCCGTTTATTTTATATTTTTGACCCTGTCAGACAAGCGATTGTTTTATGTGGCGGAGATAAAAAAGGCAAGAAAGAAAAACTCTTTTACAAAGAGATGATTGCCCTAGCGGAACAAACCTATGATGATTACCTTTCTGAATTAACTAAGGAGTAAGAAAATGAGCGTGAAATTTAAAGATCTGATGAATAATCTTCCAGCTGAAAAGCAAGCGAAAGTGAAAGCTATGGCAGACGATATGCGAATGGAGTTACAACTTTACCGTATTCGTGAAGAATTAGAGCTTTCACAAAAGCAAATGGCAGAAGCATTAAGTATTTCTCAACCGTCAGTTGTTGCCCTTGAAAAACGTGGTAATGACATTAAATTATCATCAGTTAAACGTTACATTGAGGCAATGGGTGGCGTGTTAAATTTATCGGTTGAATTACCCACAGGAAAAACAGTTACTTTCAACTTATAGAAGGTGGTAAGTATGTTGCGTGATTTCATTCAATTTACAGCAAAATGCTTTTTTATACTGCTTATTGCATTAGGGACATTATTCCTTTTATTTGCCGTTGATTTTACTTATGTTCTCGCTTTTGTTGGTGTATATGTTGCTATTTTCGCAACTTGTTTTGTTGTAGCTATTATTAAAGAAAATAACCGTATTAATAAACTAAGGATAGCTGAACAAGATAAGAATCGTGTGAAATATGTTATTATTAATTAAATTATAAGTTTCTAAAAGCTCGCTTCGGCGGGCTTTTTTTATGAGGTGAATATGTCAAGTTTAGGTTCGTTAAATATTCTTTTGAGTTTGGACTCAATTCAGTTTAATCAGGCGCTTGATAAATCATCCTATCAAACGCAAAAGTTCGCAAAACAATTTGAATTGAATTTTACAAAAGCTCAGGCCAAAGCAAAACAATTCTCAGAGCGTACAACTCAATATTTGAATAACATAGAGAAAGCGGCAAATACAATTAATAAAACGACAAGCCGTACTTTTTGGGCTGGTATTATAAGTTCAGGCGGTTCTTATTTATCATCTGGTATTTCTGATGTGATGAAATACGCGGATAGTTATACTGAATTACAAAACCGTATTCGCTTAGTAACAAATAGCCAAACAGCTATGGTGGCTGCGACAGAATCGGTGTTTGATATTTCTTTGAAAACTAATCAAGCTGTTGGCGCTACTGCTCAAATCTATCAACGCTTTGCGCAAAATGCAGATAGATTGAATTTATCTCAATTACAAGTCTCAGAATTAACTGAGACTGTTGCAAAATCTGTTGCAATATCAGGTGCTAGTGCAGGTGCAGCTGAAGCAGCATTAATGCAATTTGGGCAAGCATTAGGAAGTGCTGAATTACGCGGTGATGAGCTTAATTCTGTGATTGAGCAAACTCCAGGACTTGCCGATGCGATAGCTAAAGGGCTTGGCGTAACAACTGGCGAGCTGAAAAACTTAGCTAAAGCAGGGCAATTAGATATTCACACCGTTATCCAGGCTTTAGTAAAAGCACGAGATACGGTAGATAATGACTTTAATAAACGCGTTAAAACGCTTTCAATGTCTTTTACAAATTTAGAGACATCAATAACTAAGTTTTCAGGTGAAGCAAATAGTGCGTTAGGTGTTACACAAAAACTAGCTACTGGAGTCGATTTTGTTAGCGATCATCTCCAAGAATTAATTATTGGGCTTGGATCGCTGACCGCTGCACTTGCTATCGGTCATCTTAGTAAATACGGCTTGGAACTATTAAAAACGGGTTATGCTAGTGCAAAAAATGCTCTAGCGCATATTGCTGAGGCAAAAGCCATAGCAACAAAAGCTACTGCAATGCGTACAGCGGCTCAAGTTGAAATGGCGAGTTTAAATGCTCAATTTCAGCTTGCGCAATCAGAACAAACACGCTTTGCATTGCGTGAAAGAATGAAAGTGCAGTCAGCGCAAATTATTGCACTTGCACAAGCTGAAGCTACTGCAAAACGAAATCTTGCCACGGCAACTAACATTGCAGCAATGGCAGCAAAAGGTTTGCAAAGTGTAATGGCTTTACTTGGTGGGCCTGCTGGCGTAATTGGAATAGCCGCTACATCATTAATTTTCTTTAGCTCGCAAGCTGCACAAGCAAGACAGTGGGCACTTGATACTACAACTGCAAACAAAGGATTAGCAGAAAGTTACAATGAATTAAGTGAAGCTGCATTATCCTTAAAAGTAGAAAAGCAACTCGAAGATATTGAGAAATATTACAAGGAAATCGAAAAAGTTAAAGCCACTATCGCTACCAAAAAAATTAGTGCTAATTTTGATGGTTTTCAAGTTGATAATGGTATTAGTAATAAAGAGTTGGAGCATCTACAAAACGAAATCAAGTCTATCGAAGAAAATGCAGGTTTAGCAGAAAAAGCCCTCGTAAAAATGCTTGCTCCTCTAGCTGAAAACATGTTGCGTTCAGGTAAAAGTCTTGATGATGTCCGACAAAAATTCAAATTACTTGGTGTTGATGCAGTAACTGCGAATAATATTATTGCAACTTTACCAAAAAGTTTCTCTGACGCGGCAAACGGTGCAAAGAACGCCACAGATAAAACTTTAGATTTAAAAGATGCAATTGATAAGTTAAATGGTAAATCAACAACGCTTGCTCAAAAATTAGAGGTTGCGAAGTTAAAACAACAAGGGCAAGCAAAATCTGCATATGTTTTAGCTGGTCTCTATGAATTGCTTGGGAAAGAGGGTGCTGAATATAATGAAGTATTGATTGGCATTGCGACAGGCACCATTACCGCAGCTAATGCGGCAGATAAAGCAGTTGGTTTATCCGTTGAGACTTTGAAAAAGATTTTAGATGGTAAAGCTCAACTAGAACAAGATTTCGCCAAAGAAAACGAAATAAATAAAATAGAGACAGGTCTAAAGGAGTCAAAAGGATCTAAAACTGACTATGTAAAACAATACACAGATCAAGTTAGCGAAATGGAAAAACGCCTGTCTGAACTGCGGGCAAATGCGCAAGATATAGCATTATTCGGCCAAACAAGCCAATATCAAGAGGTAAACAAACTTACACAAGATATCGCTGCCAACGCTGAAAAATATGCACATTTTGGTGCTGATGGATTAGCAAAACTCAAGGATATGGCAGCCCAAATTGATGCTGCACAGCAAGTAGTCTCGATTAATCAATTTACTTTTGATAATTCTGAAAAACTACGAGCAATGGAGTTTGAATTAACTCTCCTTGGGAAAACGCGACAAGAACAAGAGCTAATGCAGTACAATCACCAGCTTGATTTAGAAGCGGCAAGGTTAAAAATCGGGATGTCGCAGGAGAATATAGCCAAACTAGACGAAGAAATTGCCAAACTTAAAGAGCGTCGTGGGATTATACAGCAACAAACGGAAGAATCTCGTGGTAGTGCAATTCTTGGTTTTCAGCAAGGAATGAAAACAATTGAAGATCAGGTTTCTGATGTTGCAGGAAACATAAGCAACATTACCGTGAACGCATTTAATGGTATGTCTGATGCTTTAACTGACTTTATCATGACGGGTAAAGCTGACTTTAATTCCCTAGCAAAATCAATCATCAAAGATATTGTTCAAATGACGACAAAAATGATTATTTTTGCATCACTCAAGGCAGCATTTGGAGGAACATCTTTTGGCAAATTTATGGGGTTCTCTGGAGGCGGTTTAGTCCCTGAATTAAAATATACTGGTGGACTTGTTGGATTTGATGAAGGGGGATTTACTGGTATAGGGGGAAAATACACGCCTGCTGGTATTGTACATAAGGGCGAATACGTAATAACAAAAGAAGCCACTGCTCGTTTGGGTCGTGGCTTTTTAGATCATCTTAATTATGGTTCTGTGCGTCGTGGTTTTGCTAATGGTGGTGGAGTCGGTGTACCAAGATTGCCCACTATGGCTTATCAACCTAAATCATCAGGGGATATAGCGGTTAAGGTGATTAATAACGGTGAACCGATGGATGCAACGGTAAGCCAACAATCAAGAAATGGACAGCTTGAAATCACTTTGGAATTAGTTCGACAAATTGCGCAAGCAGAAGCGGGAACAATGTTGCAGAAGAATATGCGCCCTGGCGGATTGTTATCTTAGGAGTAAACATGGCATTAAAAACATTATCTTGGTGTCCTCAGCCTAAATACACTGTAGAGGAAGAACCTAGACGAAAAGTGATTAATTTTGGCGATGGTTATCAACAGCGAATGGTGGACGGACTAAATCCGCTGCTCCGCAAATATTCAGTCACCTACAAACTCAAACACGAAGAAGCAGAGAAATTCAGAAATTTTATGAAAGAACACGGTGGTGTTCACCCATTTTATTTTAGGGATTCTGCACTTAATGGCGAGTTAGTGAAAGTGATATGTCCTAAGTTTCCTCGTCAAGTTGGCAAGGTTTACACAATATTTACTTGTGAGTTTGAGGAAGTGGTGTAGTTTTTAGATAAAAAACAAACCCCGAACACTCGCAATGTTCGGGGTTTTCTATTCTTCAAGGAGTTAATTATGCAATTTGCATACACATTTTTATTTCTGGATTTTATTTTTGGAATACGTCCAGCAGACCTTTGGCAGCCTTCGAACCGCACGTTATGACGCTTAAAGTGCGGTTAAATTAATAAAGTTTTGAGATGTAGGTCACAAAATTAGAAAAAACTTTGATTAAAAACTTAAATAAATGTTTTGTGTTTCGTAGAATTGGTAAATCAATTAAACCGAGAGGAACATCAAAATGAAAAAACTATTATTGATTGGAGTTATGGTTGCGTTTTTATCTGGGTGTGCCGTACAACAACAAAAAAAAGAAAGCCTAAGCGAAAAATGGGCAAAACAAGACGAATTAGCTTTAAAGGGTGAAATTACTGATAAGACAGATAAATTCACCGGTAAACGTGAAATCAAATGGCAGGTATCTGGAATAGTAAATAGTCAATATACTCAGACTATAGTCCCTGAAAAATTCTCCGTTATAAAGGATAAGAAACAATATAACGAATTGCTTATCACTAAAAAAGGGCGTTCTCCTGTAAAATGCGATGAAACCCACTGGTTAGTTGATGGTAAAAAATTCAATTTAAAACCGTATAATTCTGGGTTAACAGCGGCGCGTGACTTCTATTTACAGTTAAATATTTATCGTCCTACGAATGCCCAACTTAAACAACTGGCAAACGCAAACCAGATTGACATCAAGATTTGTAATAACGAGTATTCTTTCACCCAAAATGAAATTAATGGATTGAAAGAATTAGTTAAAGCAGCTGGATTATAGATAATACCCCTTGAAACCCAATGGGATTTTTCATTATTATTTTTAGCAAGGTGTCGAAACCTTAACCAAAAAGTTTCCCAATGGAAGCTGTTTTTTTATGGGGTAAGATATGGGTCGAAAAGATAATATCAAAGCAAATTTAGCTAAGTTAAAAGAACGGTTTCCAAATGTCTTTTTCGATACTAAACCATTAGTTCCTACAATTATCGATGATATGCTTGCCGTACTTGGTGATGATGAATTATCAAAAGTGGTTCGAAGTGCTATGCGATATTATTTAGATTCACCTAGCTATTTAAAACGTTTTGTTCGTAGAAAATGGATCAGAGATGTTAATGGTTCAAAAGTGAGGTTAATTACTGCGGAAGAAAAGCAACTAGCGAGAGAAAGATTAAATCAAATTAACGAACATAATTCCAAAGCCAATGCTGAATATCGTTTTGCTATTGCACTCGCAAGAGAAACGAAGATTGAATATAAGAAAGTTGAATTGCTTGAGCAGAAAAATCCTGAAAAAAGTAAAGTAGTTGTAATCCATAGACGAACGCCCAAAATTAAAAGTGAATAATTACAAAAAGCCCCTTGACACCCAAGGGGCTTTTTCATTATGATTTTTATCAAGCAGATAGTTATCTGCTCAAGGTGTCGAAGCCTTATTAGCAGTAAGCGGTTAGTCCGCTCCCGATAGCATAGCGGTTTTTTTATGCGTGAAATTTAGTAACCTTGTTTGTTTTATTGCCATTAAACATTCATTGCGCATAATCACATCTTATCTATGCCGAGTGGGCGACTAATACAATACCCGAAAGGGGAATATGTCCAGCTGACTTACTGCAGCCTTCGAACCACTTGGCGCCCAACTTGCGGCATCTTAAAAATATCGAAGAAACAGTAGGAGACAGTTATGTCTAATCAAATTTCAACCCAAACAATTTCATTCAACAATCAGTCATTAATTACCGTTGAACAAAATGGCAATCACTATGTTGCTATGAAGCCAATTTGTGAAAATATTGGTCTTACATGGGAACCTCAAGTATTACGTATCAAACGTGATGAAGTTCTTTCTCAAGGTATGATCGTCATGATCATACCTACTAATGGCGGCAACCAAAATATGATTTGCTTACCAATCGAATACCTAAACGGCTGGCTATTTGGTATTGATATTAATCGTTGTAACCCAGAAATCCGTGACACATTAATCAAATACAAAAAAGAGTGTTATCAAGCGTTACATGATTATTGGTTTAATGGTAAGGCTGAACGTAAAACTACGGTAGATGATCGCACAGGCCTGCGTAATGCCGTAAATATGTTAGTCAGCAAGAAAGGCTTGATTTATTCCGATGCTTATCATTTAGTCCATCAACGCTTTAATGTAGAAAGCATAGAAGATTTAACCCTTGAACAACTCCCTGAAGCAGTAGAGTATGTCCACAAAATAATTTTAGAAGGGGAGTTGATCACTGATCCTGAACTGCCTAGCCGTGAAAAGAAATTCTCTTTTGAATTTACTGAGTACGAGCTCCAACAGCTTATTTGGTTATGGTTCGCTTTCAAACGTGGCGTCGGCACATTCCAACATATTGAGAGAGCCTTTAACGTTTTAGGCTCAAACATGAGCGGGCAAATCTATGGACAGGCTTACGAATATTTAAGCGTATTACGCTCAACAAACAAAATCTTAAATCGCATTACACAAGAGTTTGAGATTGACCCAATGACAAATTGGCGAGCATTAGAACACTTGCGCCAGTTTGACCAGAAAGCTGTCAAAATCGATTTCTAAAAACACCACAAAATCCGACCGCACTTTTTTAAGCCTGCGGCGGATTCTCACACCTAAAATCCGACAAAAGGAACAGAA